GTCGGTGACGAGTGCGCGGTCGGGCAGGCGGATGCGCAGGGTGGAGCCGATCTTGGCACCTTCCTTGGCGAAGCTGTCGTCGTACTGGCGGTTGATGTTGCGCGTCAGGACGAGGTTGTTTTCGAAGATCTCCAGGGCCTTCCTGGTGATCATGTCGATGGTCAGAAGCGAGTTGGCCACGTCGGTGGTTCCTTGCAGAGGGGGTTCAGTTGGCCGCTTTTCTCATCTGCCGGAGCCGTTCCTGCGCGATCCATTCCGACGTGCTCATCGAGGTGACGGAGCGGGGGTCGGTGGTGTCGTAGGCGGGAGCGCCGTTGCTGGTAGGCGTGACAGGCGAGATAGGCGGTGGAGCGGAGGTGGTGCGTTTGACCGGGGGAGACGACGCCAACGCGGCTTCGATCCGTCCGATCTCCTTGGCCTGCAAGAGCGGCGACAGTCGCGCGATCCTCGCAGCCTCCGCCGGATTGGACCCGAGGTGATAGAGCACGTCGGGGCCTTGGTCGGAGGCGCGGATGGTTTCGGCCATCTCGTTCGTGATCGGCAGGGACGGGTTGTACGCGACCTGCTTGAAGTCGTCGTACTTGCCGAGGGCCTGCTCCTCGCGGTCGAAATAGGCGTCTGCAACGGCGTCCTGCTGTCGCTGCCGCTCTCGCTGCTCGACCAAGGCGACTGCCTTCTGCTCTGCAAGCGCGTCGGCGTATGCCTCGGTGCTCTCGAACTGGTCTGCCGGCGGGAGTGGGGCAGGCGGCGGCGTCTGGCGCTGCTGCTCACGTTCCCATTTACGCTGCTCTCGTGAGAGACGCTTGCTGACGACCGCATCCAGTTCTTCCTGGGTGAAGGTCTTGGGCGTTACGTCTTCCGGCGTTTGGACTTCGGTGACAGGAGGGGCCGTGACCTCCAGTTCCGGCGCGGCTTCAACACCCGCTAGGCTTTCGTCAGTCATTCGTGGTCCCTCGGAACCCCCGGTGAACCCCGCCGGTAGAGTGTCGCAAAGGCTACTATCGTCGCGGCTTTTTGGCAACAGGTATCAGAACACCTGCCACCAACGCCGGTTCTGGCTCTCGGCGATAGCCACGACGGCGTCTTTCTTGACGTTGCAGACCCGCAGGTCGGCGTCACCCTGGACGATCGCGTTGCCGAGGTCGCCCACCGTCTGCGCGCCTGACACGTCGACGGTCGAGGCGCACGGAGCCCGCAGGCTATCGGGGATCGTCACTCGGGCGGCTCCCCCGGCGCACGCGCTCAAGGTCAGCGCCAAAGCCGGGAGGCAGAGGCTGGTCAGCGCCAGCGATTTTCTCGACTTCACGTTGCTTCTCCTGTTGTTCCTGCCGGATGACCGGCGTCTCGGTCGCCACGCGGTCCAGCGCCTTGCCCGTGGCCTCGCCGACGGTCGCCTCGCCACGCATCGTCTTGAGCCGTGCGCGGTCGGCGCACCACGACATCGTCAGCAAGAGGGCGAGCACGATGACGCCGAGGGCGATCCACGCGCGCAGCGTCAGCGTCTTCACAGCACCAACTCGAAATGCGGACTGTCGCTCTCGCCCTTCTCGCGCGGCTTGCCGTCGCGGTCCCAGTCCGCGCCCCACCGGATCTCGACGCCGAGGGTGTCCGCAGCGGCGAACATGGCCTTGGACACCACGTCCAGCTTCTTGTGCGACCAGTCGACCGGGAACGGCACGAGGTCGACGGCGTGGCCGTAGCCGGTCGTCGGGTTGACGAAATGGTTGGACTTGAGCGTCCATGTCACCTTCTGGCCCGGCTTGGTCCGGCCTTGGGCGTACAGTTCGGCCTGACGCGCGGGTGTGCGGACGCCCTCCAGCACCATGAAGTCCTGCTTGGTCAGTTCAATAGCCATCTCGACCACATCCACCAGCTTCGGGTGGACGCCTTCGAGGCGCTCGCGTGACTTGGGACCGAGAGCGTAGTTCATGGCTTGGCTTCCTCTGGAGGCGGCGCGGGCGGCAGCGCCTGGTTGCGACGCGGATCAATCGCCGCAAGGCAGCCGCCCGCCACTAGCGAGATGATGGTCGCGTCTACGCCGGCGCGGGCGAAGCCCATTGCCGCAAGGATGGTGGCGTAGGGCAGGACGGTTGACACCATCTGGCGGACGTCGAGCGGGGTCATGTCAACCCCAACACCTTGGACACCTTGGGCAGCAGGATCATCAGGACAGCGCCTGCGCCGCCCGCTACGCCGTAAATCCAGATGTTAGACCTCAAAACAGCGTCGAGTTTGGTTTCCGCCGCCTCGACGCGGCGCGTCAGGTGGGCCACCCGCTCGATCACTACGGGGAGGGTTTCGTCGCTCACCGGCCAGCATGCGGGACAACAGCATCCCGCCTCCGATCAAGCACCCACTGGCGAACAATATCCAACCCATGGGATGCCCCGACAAATCCGAGGGTAAGAAGCTGGACGATGAAGAAGCCGTTGACCGCCACGACATAGGTATACAGCCCTCCGTGGGTCAGGTCACCCATCTGCCACATGGAGATGGTGACTGCGTGTAGCATGAGTTGCGCCACCAGAGCGCATACCATCATCGCTTTCCACGGCTCCTTGCTGTGTCTCCATGCGCGGTAGATCATCGCGCACAGAGCCAGGTCGAGGACCGGCGCGGCCAGCATCACGTCAGGAAAGCCGTACAGCTCGACCAGCAGGTTGTTGACCACGAACACGACAGACAGCAAGACGCTGACCCCCATGAGATCCGCGTACTGCTTTGGGCGCGAGACGTAGGCCCAATACGACAGCAGGAACACGCCGGCCATCGCCGCCAGATACCAGTACATCATGGCTTGACGGGCTCGTCAGGGTCGTTGACCGGCGGCTTGTTCGTGCCGCCCGAGAAGGCCACGACGTTACCGCCGTCATTGGCCACGCTGGCGATGTAGGCCGCTTCCGCAGCGCCTAGCGCATCGTGGACCGCCTTGGTCGCTTGCACGACGCGCTTGGACGCTTGGCGGGCGTCCTTTGCCGCGTCCTCTAGCTCAGTGATAGCCGCGCCAAGGGCGTCGATGTGATCTTGAGCAGTCATGTGTCTGGCCTCCTAGACCAATGCGCCGACGCGGAAACGGTATTTCTGGTTGCCGACGTAGGTGCCTTCGTACACCTGTTTCACGCCGGATACCCAGTTGGCGTACATCTTGCGGTTTCCTTCCTCGCGATCCTGCACGAACATCTGCGAGGTCGTGCAGAGCGAGTAGTTGCCCGGGGGGTCAAACGGTTCGTTACCGAGTAGCACCATTTCAAGGATGATGTCGGTGTCGATCACGCCGTGGCGGACCTGCATCAGGTCGGTGCCGGGCCAGGTGGCCAAACCGTCAACGGCGAGGCTCGGGCGCTGGTAGTAATTGGCGTCTGACGAGGGGACTTCGTACCCGACCACAATCTCTGGCGCGCCGCGGACCTTGGCTCGGTTGATTGACGTCGTCGGCATCATGGCCGAATAGCTGTCCGCCGCGCCGATTTGAGCGCCTACGGTGCCGTTCATGGTCGCCCGCGTGACGCCGGCCGTCCGCAGGGCCTCGCCGGTCTGGAAAGTGCCGACGACGTCCTTGACGTACCACTCGCCCGCAGCATTTGAACCTGCGTAGCTGCCGGTCGTCGGGAGCGGAGCCACCACCAGGACCGCCGTGGCGCCGGAAGTCGCGCCGGTGATGGTCGTGCCTTCTGCGACGTTCAGGTTTCCGGCGGTGTAGGCCATCGTCCGCCCGATCTTGTGCGTGTGCAGCACCGTGACGCCATCGGCGTTCAGCGTTTGCACGATCGTCACCTGGCCGATACGGGTCGGGGTCAGGACCGGCGGGCGGTAGACGTCGTAGACCGTCGTCCAGACCAGTGACGAGCCACGGCTGCGGGTCGTGACGATGGACGCTTTGAGGTCGGCCCCGCCGTCCATCGACAGGGTTGAGGACACCATCTGCATCAAGCCGTGGCCAAGGCCGTACAGTTCGTAGGTCGTAGTGCTGTCGGCAAACAGGCCGACCTTGATGGCAAACTCCGCCGTCGAGGGCTGGTCGCCATCAAATGCGCCGCCGCCAACCTCGTCGGAGTAGAGCCAGCTATACAGGAAGTCCTTGCCGCCGATCAGCGCCTTATGGGAGTTGATCGCCGGAGCATATGCGTTCTGGAGCACGCCCTGCGACATCGCCCTACCCATGTCGTACATGATGCAGGAGTGGGTGTCCTGGTTCATGCGCTTGCCAGTGACGAGCGAGGTGTCGTCGTACTGGACGGCCATCAGTTCGCACAGCCATGTCCGGTCGGTCAGCTTCTGCGCAAACACCGGCTCCAGCACGGTCGGGCATTGCAGCACCAACGCGGCGTCCTGCAAAGTCGCGGAAGTCAGGGCCGTGGAGGGGTACTCTACGAGCGCGAACCGGCCCGAGGCGGCTTTCTGGACCTCAACCGTCTGGGTGGTCGCCCACAGGTCCGCAGCCGTAATCGCGGAGGTGTCGCTTTTGTCGTAGATGGCCGTGGCCGAGATCAGGTCTGCGGTGTTCTGGTAGTTGCGGACGGCCAGCGAGGCGGACCCGGCGGGCTTATTGCCTTGCGTCTTGAAAGCAAACCGGACGTTCTGCTGGTTCGTCGGCAGCCGCGTCTCGGGGAACGGCATCTTGTAGACGAGGGTGTTGCCGGTGCCCGACACCCACTCAAGCTGGACGAACATCATCTGCGGATCGAACGCGGGCGAGAGCAGGACGTACTTGGACCGGGCAGCGACCGGCTGGATGATGAACGGCGTGTTGAGCGTGATTGCGCCAGCAGGCAGGCTGTTGCCGTTCGGCAGCAGGATCTCGGTCGCCGCCCCGCCGAACACCCCTGCGATCGTCGCGGTGACAACCGACCCGAGTTGGCCGTCCGCGTTGGTCGCGCCGGCCACACCGAAGAACAGTTGGCTAGTGCCGACACCGCTGACCGCAAAGCCGGTTACGGGGGTCATCGGATAGGACCGGGACGTGACGACGGACACCGTGCAGGGCACCACCGCAGCGTCCAGCGTTTTGGTCAGGTTCACCAGGGGAGACGACGCCGTGGCGACGCCCGCGACGTTCTGGTAGAGCGCCATCAAGTTGGCGCTGGTGGCGTCGTCGGTCCAGTAATACTGGCCCGCGGTGACGAGGAACGCAGCAACCAGGGTGACGGCAGCGCCGCCGCCGAGCCCCGCCGAGTTGGTAAAGGTCGCGGTCGGGACGGTCGGGGACGCGCCGATATACAGGCCCGGCCCGGTGATGGTGACGCTCGTAAGCGCGCCGCCCGCAACCGTGAACGTCCCTGTCGGGTTGACCGCAAAGTTACCGCCCGAATAGGTCAGGGCAAACGTGCCGTTGGTGCCGCCGGAGCCGCCCACAAGGCCCGACGTCGATGTGATGCCGCGCGGCAGATTGGCGCGGGCAGACGGGTAGAACCCCGCCGCCAGCCGTGCGTTCTCGGCCTCGCCCGCATACTGCTCCGCGAGCAGGGCCTGCGCGGTCGCGCTGGTCAGCGCGGCTTGGGCGCTCACTTCTGCGGCCTCGGCCCCGATCTCGGCAGCCACCGCCTCGTCGCGCGCGTCCTCCGCCGCAGTCACCAGCGGGTCGATGCCCGTCTCGATATAGGCCAGAAGCCCTGAGGCCGGGACTTTTGCCAGCGGGCCGGGGCCGCGATAGATCGCCAGCACGTCCGTGCCGACAACCGGGAGCGTTTCGTCGTCGAGCTGCGGGTAGGTCTTGCCGGTTACGTCGGTCATCAGGCTCTCGTGAACCCTTGGACGTTGACGTAGACGCCGCCGGTCACAGTCGCCGTCAGCGTCACGACCTCAAGCAGGGTGTTGACGCTGCCGACCAGCGGGGCGGGGAACACAAATGTCTCTTGGTTCGCCGCCGTGCCGCAGAACCCGCGCCACAGGACCGTGCCTGCCGCGCCGTCGCGGATGGCCACCTCGGTCGCCGCGCCGAGCGTGCCGTTGCTGACCTGGATGCTGGTGATGCAGTTGCGGACGCTGGCGACCGCCGCCTTGATCGTCACGGCAGTGGTCGTGTTGGAGATACCGCCCGAGGCGGCGGCGTAGGACCACTGTGTCGCGGCAAGGCCCGGCTGGACGACCAACCCGCCGGCGGCGTCGCCGCGCTGGCGCGCAAACGCCGTGCCGTCGAACACATAGTTGAGGGCCTGGTTACTCAGCGAGACCGTGTTGACGCTCACCGTGTCGACGGTGTTGCCCGCGACGCCCACCGCCGACCCGCCACTATAGAGGGCTACGCGCTGGTTGCCGGAGACGAGGGCCGGGAGCGAGCCTACCGTGCCGTCGGCGTTGATGATGGCCACGGCACTGTCGACGACGGTGTTGGCGGCGGGGAGAGGGACGACGCGGGACATGGGCTATCTCACATGGGTGGGGCGAGGCTTTGCGGGGCGAGGTCACCCGTTTGCATCGCCGCGTCAATGGTTCCGTCGATGGTATCTTGGATTTGCTCCGGTGTCATGCCCGCTTGGAGCACGCCCATGCGCTTGGTTTCGGCGTCGTAAGCCTTGATCTGCGCCTCGAACTGCTTGGTGCGCATGTCCTGCGCCTCGATCGACTTCTCAACGTTTTGGAGCGCCCCCTGCATCTGCTGGAGCATCCCACCCATCTCCTCGATCTGCTTCTCGGCGGCTTGCAGTTCGGGCGACTTGTCGTCGTCGGCGAGGAACTTCGGATCGATCGTCTTGCGCAGCCGCTCGGCCATCTCCTGCGCTCCCGGCCAGTCCATGTTCTTGACGAACAGGTCGCCGGCCACCTGCCACAGCGCCGGGTTGCCTTGCAGCACCTGGCTCATGCTCTCGGCAGCCTCTTGGCGCTTGGTGGCGTAGGCAGGCCCGGTCACGGCCACGACGTCGTACTTGCCGACGGACGGGTTGTAGATTTTCTCGATGACGTTGCCCTCCTCGTCCACGATCTTGCGGACGGGCTCGGCTTGCGCCGGGTCGATGCGGGCCATGCTGACCTCACCGTCCATGCCGATGATGCGGGCGATGCGGGCGGTGTCGTAGATCTTGGGGATCAGGTCGATGCACTGGCGCGTGACGTGCCGGATCGCGCGGGCGAGGTTGTCGATGTAGTGGTAGGTGCCGGTGTCGCCCTGCTTCTCGCGCGCGAGGATGGCCTTGCCCGACCGCTCGTTGGACGTGGCCCCGAGGCTGCTGTCGTACTGCCCCGTGGTCGACTTGATGTCGTCCGACGCCCCCATCTTGGCCTGAATGAGCCCCGTCTGCGCCAGCGGCGGCGGCGCGCGCTGCGGCAGGGGCAGCGGATTGCCCAAGGCGTCGGTCGCGTCGGCGTTGACCTCCAGATACGGCCAGTTTTTGACGTTGGCCGTCTTCCACTGGCCCTCATAGCCCTCGAACTGCCCGCCGTAGCCGATGAACGGGGCCTTGGGGGCCAGCGCCAGCATCTCGGCCTCCTGGCTGGTCCAGTAGTTGTACATCCGCTGCGCGTCCTTGGCGTTGCGGATGAGGCCGGAAATGTGGATTTCGCCGTCGATCTCGAACTCGTTACCGATGACGCGGATCACAGGTATCCACTTGCCGGGCCAGACCTGCTCCTCCAGCACCTCGAACCCGTTGGTCTTGATCCACTTGACCGTCTTGCGGTCGGCCTTGCGCGACTGCTTGGGCTTGCCGAACAGCAGCCGGGCGACCTTGTCCTCCCGGCTGCCCTCCGTGGCCGTCAGGCCGTCCGGGTACAGGTTCAGCGTGCTCGGCTCGTAGTGGACGCAGAAATACTCGGCGATGCGCACCGTCTCTTGACTAAGCCATTGGCTCAAGGACGGGTCGCCGACGCCCTGCTCCTGTATCGACCGCACCGAGGCGTCGGGGAACTGCCGCTCGTACTCGTCCTTGGTCAGATCTTGCGTGATGAAGCACCACTGTGCGTCCGCGCCGGTCGGATCCTGGATCATCGGGTCCATGTAGACGCTGAACGAGTTGCGCACGCGACCGATGCGGATGTCCTGGTCGAAGGTGCTGTCGTCGCAGTACTCGGTCAGCAGCCGGATGTAGCCCTCGCCGTATGTGACCTGATTGTCACAGGCTGTGTCATAGGCGACGTCGGCGTCCGAGGCGTACTCGATGTGCCGCACCATGCCGTTGAAGACCTCGGCCACCTCGATGTCGGCCATGTCGTCCGAGGGGATCACCTTGCCGGTGGGTCGGTTCTGGCGCTGGTCGTTGGTCACCTGCCTGACGTGCTGCGGCAGCTTGTTGATCGTCAGGCACGGGCGGGCGTTGATCGTCATGCCCTGGCTGGAGGCGCGGCTGGTCAGGACGTCGGAAGGCCACTGGTAGTTATTGTCGGCGCTGCCGGCCATGAACCGCAGGTCGTCGAGCTCGGCCTCGCGGCTGTCGCCGTAGGCAGCCACGGCAAGGCTCATGCGGGACCGCATGGTCGCCAGCATGTTGGCCTTGGGTGTCTTCTCGCCGTATGCCATGCGTCAGGAGCCCATCCACGAGGATTGCGTCGGAGCGTAGTGCCTTTGTGTGGTTTTGTCGACACGCGCTGTGGAGGCCACAGGGAAGGCAAAGGTGACGCAGATCGCGTCGGCGGCGTCGGGGCTTTGCAGCCCCCGCGCGCGCATGTCCTTCTTGCTCTCCAGGAACATCGTGCCCCGGCTGTCCGGCTTGACCAGCGGCGAGATCAGGTCGCTCTTGAGCAGCCGGTCGGCGGGGATGCTTGCCGTCTTGAGCCAGTCGCGCATGGCGCCCCACATCTCGGCCCGCTTGTTGCCCCACATCAGCGGCTGGCGGGAGCGCATGCCGAAGTTCACGCCCCGCACCTGCTTGTAGCGTTGCTCCTTGAGCCGGTCGACCACGCCGCCGCCGACGCCGCCCTCGTCGACGACCACGAGGGCAGGGCTGTGCTCCTCGATCGCCTCGATGACCCGGCCCACGACC